GGAGTTCCAAACGCGGATCTCGCAGAGTGGATCCGGGATAATCTCGATTTCGATCAACTCATTCTTGAGTTCTATACTCCAGGTATCCCTGATTCTGGTTGGGTGCATGTTAGCTATAAAGCTGATGGAGATAATCGTAAATCTATTTTAACTGCTTCACGTATTGATGGTAAGACTGTCTACTCAGAAGGTATTAATGCATAATGGCTGCTAAATCTAGCATGGGCGTCGCATGGCGCCCTGAATCTTTTAAGAAAGGAACCTCTATTGGTAGAGGAACAGTTAAAACTTCTTCTATGAATAAAGCAAAGAAGAGATCACACAAGACATACAGAGGACAAGGGTAATGGAAGGTAGACCAGTACCTAACGTGACTTTCAAGAAGAGAGTCCGTGATGAATCTATCGGAGGGGATAATCCATTCAAATGGGTAGACGTAGAAACAAAGGATATTTTCCTGGGCAATCGTGTCGTAGTGTTTGCGCTACCGGGTGCGTATACACCCACTTGCTCTACATATCAAGTGCCGGGTTTTGTAGCACAACACGATGTTATCAAATCTCATATGATTGATGCGATCTATGTGTTATCGGTAAATGATACTTTTGTTATGCGTAAGTGGATGCTTGAGCAAGACTGTGCTGGTAAGATTGATTTTATTCCTGACGGTAATGCAGAGTTCACAAAAGAAATGGGAATGGCTATCAACATGTCAGCCGTTGGATTTGGTACTCGGTCACGCCGATATGCTATGGTTGTAGATAACGGTGTCATTGAAAAAATGTTTGTAGAACCAGATGCAACAGCAGATGATCCGGATCCTTATGGCGAATCATCACCAGAATCAGTCTTAGAATATCTTCGTGCAAAGGTAGATGTAGTCTATGGCTAAGACGTGGCATGGCGGGAAGGGGAGCGATCCCCGTCCCGTCGATCCTAAAAAGTTTTCTGAAAACTGGGATAAAATTTTCAATAAAAGGAGTTCCCCACCTGAAAAAAATGATGTATAATACCCAATCATTATGGAGAAACTATGTCATTTTATACATCTGTATATAAATACGGAAACACAATCTACTGTCGAGGCTACGACGATCATGGCAAGCGCTTCACTCGAGTAGACCGAAACTTCAGACCCACCATACACAAATCTGATCCTAATGGAGATTGGACAGCTCTTGATGGAAACAAGGCCATCACGCGTGAGTTTGATTCTATTAGCGATTGCATCGAATACATAAATGACAAGAAGGATGTTGTTAACTGCAAATTGTATGGCAACGACGACTTTGCTGCTCAGTATCGTCAGAAGCATTGGCCTGGTGAAATCAAATTTGATCGGAACATTATCAACGTAACTACAATCGATATCGAGGTCGCCTCTGATGATGGATTTCCTCATCCGGAGAGAGCTGACCGAGAAGTTATCTCAATTACCTGTAAGAATAATATCGATAATATCTACTACGTGTGGGGTCTGTACGACTACGACACAAGTAAGTCTATTATGAAAGATAATGTTGTCATGTATCAAAAATGTAATGGTGAAGCTCAGCTGCTAATGAAGTTTCTCGATTGGTGGTCCGATAGTCAGAACACACCAGATGTTGTTACAGGTTGGAACAGTAAACTGTTTGATATGGTTTACCTGGTCAATCGAATTACTAAAGTCATTGATAACAATGATATTGGAAACCCTGGACATTTTACAAATAAACTATCACCCCATAAAATAATACAATCCAGACCATTAACAATCAATAATAAAACAATTGCTAACTATCAGATTCGTGGTATCATGCTTCTCGACTATCTTGACCTGTTTAAGAAGTTTGGATATTCGTACGGAGCTCAGGAGTCGTACCGACTAGATCATATTGCTCACGTTGTTCTCAGAGAACGTAAGTTATCGTACGAAGAGCATGGATCATTGTTTACCTTGTACAAGCACGACTTCCAGAAGTTTATTGATTACAACATAAAAGACGTTGAGTTGGTAGACCGACTCGAAGACAAGCTTGGGTTGATTACATTGGCTATGACTATGGCATATCGAGCCGGAGTCAACTATGATCAGGCATTCGGAACAACATCGATCTGGGATACATACATCTATCGTGTTCTTTACGATAGAAAGATTGCAATTCCATTCCGCGGACCTCCACAAGAGAAAGCTGACCTAGGTGGTGGTCATGTCAAAGATCCTATGGTCGGCCGACATGACTGGATCTGTTCATTTGACTTGAACTCTCTGTATCCTCACTTGATTATGCAATACAATATGTCACCAGACACTATTGTGCCACATCGTGTACCAGGAGTTACAATTGAAGGAATCCTCAACAATTCAGTACAGAACGATACGGAATATGCAATGGCCGCTACTGGTCAGTGTTTCAGAAAGGACAAGCGTGGCTTCTTACCTGAAGTCGTCGATCAACTTTACGCCGACCGCAAGCAGACGAAACAGAAGATGTTGCAGGCTGAACAGAGACTACAGAATCTCCCAGCTGATAGTACACCCCATGACAGATATGCATTAGAGAAAGAGATTGCGACTCTTGATAATGCTCAACAAGCTAGTAAGATTCTGATGAACAGTCTTTATGGGGCATTGGGTAACATTCACTTTAGATACTTTGATCTTCGGATTGCAGATGCAATTACATCGTCTGGTCGTCTCTCTATTCGATGGGCAGAGAAGTATGTTAATGGATATATGAACCAACTGATTGGTACAACAGATACTGATTACATTGTTGCCATCGATACAGATTCCCTGTATATTAAGACTAATAAACTAGTTGATAAATTTAATCCTAATAATCCTGTCAAGTTCCTAGATAGTGTTTGTAGAGATAAGTTCGAGCCTATCATTGCAAATGGCTATGACGAGCTGGCCAGGCGAATGAATGCATACGAGAACAAGATGGTGATGAAGCGAGAGGTGATTGCCGATCGTGGTATCTGGACTGCAAAGAAGAGATACATTCTCAATGTGCATAACAGTGAGGGTGTTCAGTATGCTGAACCGAAGTTAAAGATTATGGGTATTGAGGCAATCAAGTCGTCTACTCCAACTGTCTGTCGAGATGCTCTGAAGAAACTATTCAGGGTCATCATATCATCGACAGAAGAAGAAACTCAGAAAGAGATTGCAGACTTCAAGGCTGAGTTTATGTCGCTATCGCCAGAAGACGTTTCGTTTCCGAGGGGTGTCTCGAACCTCACCAAATGGGTAGATTCTGAACGTAAAGATATCTATCAGAAAGGAACTCCTATCCATGTTCGGGGTGCTCTGACATATAACCATCACATCAAGAATATGGGACTGGAGAAGAAGTATCAATTGATTCAGGATGGAGATAAGATCAAGTTTTGTTATCTGAGACTACCGAATTACATTAAGGAGAATGTAATCACATTTCCAGACTATCTGCCGCAGGAGCTGAGGTTGGATAAATATATTGACTATAATAAACAATTTGAGAAGACATTTCTCGAACCCCTTCGTTTCATTCTGGCTGCAATTGGCTGGAAGGCGGAACAAGAAGCAACACTAGAGGACTTTTTCGTATGATTACACTTAAATGGGAATGCCCAGAATTTCATCAGGAATTTACAGCAGCACGGACTATTGTGCATGAAATTGCAGATGAAGCATCACGTGATGAGATGTTGGACGCGTATGTTGACTTCCTGAAGGGGATAGGCTATAATGTACCAGAATTTAGTCATCTTGAATTTATAGATGAGAAAGGTGCACCAGCTGAAAACAATATTTACTTAGTGAAAAATGACAACTGATATATCATTAACAATTTTCAATAAAATATTTGATAACAAGACTCATAAGCGAATGGACTTCAAGTCCTTCGCTGAGTTTGAGCAGCTGTTGTATAAGTTAGCACAAGTTCCAAGAGAAAGTAAGAAAGACGCTCAACTAATATCCCCGGCCACCTATATACCAGATACAACAAGAGCTAACAACAATGTTGTAGACTGGGGTGGCTGGTGTGCAGTTGATGTTGACGATCATGAATTTAAAGGAGACTTAAAGAGTGAGTTGGATGTACTGGCTGGTGATTATCACTACGTTTGCTATAGTACTGCAAGTAGCAGGAGCGATTCGCCGAAATTTAGGCTTGTATTTCCACTTAGACGAAGAGTTGGAAAAGATCATATCAAACACTTCTGGTACGCTCTCCAATCAAAGCTCGGCGACATCGGCGATCGCCAAACTAAAGATCTATCAAGAATGTATTATATCCCTGGTCAATATCTCGGCGCTGACAACTTTATTTTTACTGGTGGTAGCGTACAACCTATTGATCCAGATGAGTTGATGTCTGAGTTTCCATACTCAGAGAAAAGAGACTCAAATAATTTTATCGATCGTCTGCCAGAGGAAATGCAAAAGCAGATTATTGAACACCGAAAAGCTAAATTAGAAAATACTGGCTACCATTGGACATCGTATCGCGACTGTCCATTCTTCCCTAAACACCTTGAATCAGAATATAGATCAATCACTGGAACTGGTTGGTACCATACGATGTATCGAATTATGGTATCGATTGCTGCTAATGCTGTTAAGCGTGAGTATCCTATCACAGCATCTGAGATAACCCATCTATGCAAGGAGTTTGATCAAGATACAGGCAACTGGTATGCTAATAGACCGTTTGACAAAGAAGCGGACAGAGCGCTTGAATTTGTCTACAAAAACATGTAAAATGGGAATCATGATGAAAGAATACTTATACAGTGAAATATTTAACTCTATCCAGGGGGAAGGGCATTACACTGGTGTACCGACAGCCTGGCTTAGATTCTTCTTATGTAACCTGCAGTGTAATGGGTTTGGGCAAGAGGATCCAACTAATCCGGATACCTATGATCTTCCATACGAGAAAATTGATCTGACAGATATTACTCGTGTTGAGGATCTTCCTGTATTCGAGAAAGGTTGTGATAGTTCTTATACCTGGTCGAAGAAGTTCAAGCATTTGATGGGCAAAGGCACTCCCGAAGAACTAGCCGAACATATTCGAAAAGTTCTTGTAACAGATTCAAACCCAGACGGAGACTTTACACATCCTGTATCTGGTCAAACATCCCATATGTGTTTTACTGGGGGTGAGCCTTTGATGCCCACTAGTCAGGATTGTATTGTGGGAATCCTTGAAGAGTTCAAGGTGATGGGCCAAGCACCCGGTGGTCTTACATTTGAGACGAATGGTACGAAACCGTTGAAGGATGATTTTGTAGAGTACTTTACAGGTCGTGTGAGGAATAGAATTCCTACATTCTTCTCTGTATCTCCTAAGCTATGGACCGTTGCTGGTGAAGATCCTAAGCGAGCTATCAAGCCTGATGTTATTGCTCAGTATCATGATATTGCTCAATCACAATATCGTAGAGATCATGGTCCTTCAGGTCAGCTGAAGTTTGTGATGGGTCCTGAGAAGGAACAGTGGGAAGAGATGGAAAGTGTGATCGCTGATCTCCGAGCCAAGAATGTTTATTGGCCTGTCTGGGTGATGCCCGTTTCTGCCACCGTCGAAGGACAACACGAGGTGGCGGGTGATGTGGCTAAGATAGCGTACGAACGAGGATACAATGTATCAGCTCGGGTACATTGCTACCTATTCGGAAATCAGATCGGGACGTAAGTGTAACATGTTTTCAGGGATATATTTTTCAATGTCTACATGTTGCATTTTACTTGATTCGAGTATGGATTTAATACGATGACAGTTGGCACAAACGGGTTGGCATTTTTCAATTTCCTCCATAACGCGTTCCCAAGCATATCCACCAGTTATCATAGTGGCTATGATGCCCCTCTTACTGGATCGATCAATATGATCCAAATCGAGGCAGAGGGGGTTGTTCTCCCCACAATATACGCAAGACAGTCCAGATTTGTATTCAAAAAACCACTGACGTCTTTTTGTTCTCATTGTTTGTTGGGCTTTGGCCCCAATTGCTTGATATTTGGGTGTAGTTCTATCGACCATGGGTTATTCTCCTATGCATGACCCTATTAGTATATATATGAAAAAAGAGAATTTTAATGAAATTTAAATCAAAAATATATTTGACATACGAGGATACTCTTTCTATGATGAAGAACCTAGAGTATGAAGTGTCAAAGATGAGACCAGACCTAATTGTGGGGATTGCTCGCGGTGGTCTTCTTCCGGCTCTCCACCTCTCTCATGCATTGGATGTTCCGATGGAGTGTATGCCTTGGTCGACACGTGATAATGATATTAAGATGTATTCAGGTACTGTCGATGAAGAATTACAATCGGGCAAGACTGTTGTCTTTGTCGACGATATCAACGATAGTGGTCTAACAATGACGGAGATTAAGGAAGAGTACTCAACATCTCCTCCAATCGATGTACAGCCTCGTACTATGAAGTTTGTGTCGTTAGTGGAAAGGGTAGGAAGTACATTCACAACGGATGCTACTTCTTTACGTATTGATGACGAACGTTGGATCAGCTTCCCTTGGGAGAAGGATTAATGCTACCACTAGAGATATTTGAGCATAAGCGTAGGTGGCTACAAGACCCATTCATAGTGGACATCCACAGTGATTTTAGAATGGCTGCTAAGGATTGGTGTAAGGCTAATGTACCTAAGCAGTCATGGGATGTGAATACATTTACAGAAGTTTACGGTGACCGCTGGTACTTTGAACATCTGGAGGATAGTGAGAAGTTTATGAAGGAGTTTAAGAATGATACTACGAAGCACTAAGTCGTACTACAATCTTCCTGTTGCTCATATGCAATGGTTTGATACAGACGAGCTAGGACGAGAATGTGAGGGACCATGCTCTAAGTGGCACGGCTATGATCGTTCTGTTCATTTTGAGTTTGCTGGTGAAGCTGACGAACATGGATGGATTGTTGGCTTTGGTGATCTAAAGAAAGTGAAAAGTTTTCTTGAGTACTATTTTGATCACACAGCTTTGGCTGGTGCAGATGATCCTCGTATGGATGATATTACTTTGGCTTATGGAGCTGGTCTTGTAGACCTTCGGATACTTCCATATGGAGTATCAATGGAGATGTCGTCGATCTTTATCTGGGAACAGGTCAATCCATTCATTTATTTAATTACTGATGGGCGAGCCTACATCTCTCGAGTCGAGTGTCGTGAGCATGAGAAGAATTCTGCTTTCATTACAATCGATGAAAAGGCTGCTCTCAAGCAAGGTAAGAAGAATGCATCGATCGATAATTACTTGATTGAAAAGCCCCTATGGGACTGGCAGAGTCCAGCTAAAAAGCTGAAAGAGTATAAATAAATGTCTCAAGCAACAAGGTATTCCAGGAGTTGCACTCGCAATGAGTTTTTCCCTGGCCCAGGCCTGACCGTCCTCGCCTCTCCACGGTCGTTAAACATAATCTGAGAAGGAAACAAATATGTCTAAAAGTAATCCTGAACTAGGCCGTGCGGTCAATAAACACCTGGACGCTTGGGGTATCAATACTCCTATCACCGAGATGGTCAAAGCTGATCGTGATGAGAAGATCAGTAAGATTGCCGACCTTACTAAAGAGATGCTCGAAGTACTTGGTCTTGACTTGACTGACGACTCACTAGAAGAAACACCTATGCGTGTTGCTAAGATGTATGTTGATGAGATCTTTTCTGGTCTTCGTTACGATACATTCCCTAAGTGTACTACTGTAGAGAATAAGTTCTGTCACGGTGATGAGTTTGTTCTTGAGAAGAACATTACTCTGTACTCTGATTGTGAGCATCACTTACGTCCTATCATTGGTCATGCCCACATCGCTTATATCCCAGGAGAGAAGGTCCTAGGCCTATCTAAACTCAATCGTATCACTCAATACTTCGCTCAGCGTCCTCAGGTCCAGGAGAGGCTGACACAGCAGATTGCTCATGCAATTGCTTACATTACTGGTAGCCAGGATGTGATGGTTGTCGTTGAAGCAGGTCACACGTGTGTAAGTCAGCGTGGTATCAAGGATACAAACTCAACAACTGTTACGGCATGTTGCCTTGGTGAATTTGGTGTACACAATAGTGAGCTTCGTAAAGAAGTAATGGCAAATATTCGTGGATCTGCGTGATTTGATTGGTGAAGAAGTCTTAGAGAAGTACTTCCGCACTCATGTGATGCCAGACAAGTTCAGAAAGAAAGTTCCTGATGGCATCTATGATTTTGAAGAAATGGAATGTAGATGGCGTGATGTAGTTGTAGATGGTTGCGCCATTTACACTATCTCTAAAATGTGGTTAGATCAAGGTGGGCCTGTTGACCTACCGGAAGAAATGAGGTATCCTTGGGGAACTTATTTGAAATGAGAAATATATTATGAAAAATCTTGAGCACTTGATTACAGAAGCAAATTTGATAGAGACCCTTGACGAGTTGTACACTTTCTGTGATAATATGATAGATCAGTATGTGCGTGGTAAACAAGACAATCATCGAGCGAAGATTCGATCCATTAAGTCAACTGTAGAGATGGGAATTGGTAAGAAAGAATATCTCGAACGTTGGGGTCGTGAGCAATATATGGTGTTTATTAAGAATGTCTGTTTGAATGAGAAGGTGATCTAATGAAATTCTATATGAGAGATATGGTTAATAAAGTGTATTCAATCCCCGATGAATCAAAATGTTGGGTTAAGTTTGGCCAAACGCATCACTCAAATGCTGATGATAGATTCAATCCCGAAGTTGATGATGGATATGAAAAGAACTATGAGGACTGGGATGGAAAAACAGCATTCTCGTGGCCTAATTTATCGCAAACACAAGTCAATATTATTGAACAATTCTTTTTAAATGATCTGTTCCCAGCTACTGGTTATACGAAAGTATGGGTTGAAAAGTATCTTGGATGTGAGGATAATAACAAGTATGATACATGTAGTGGTATTACAGAGCTTAGATTGCTGAGTAAGAAGCAGCGCAATTGGGTGGTTGCTAATATCTATAATTTAAGAGATAATAAACCATTTCATGAAAAATTTCAACCACTGAAGGAAAGGTTAGAGAATGCAAAGTAAAGATTTTATTTGGGTTACGTTCCGTAAGGAAGGTATCCACAAGTATCCTGATGCACCAGAAGGTGTAGAGTTTCTCAGACATCCTCATCGTCATATCTTTCACTTCCGAGTAGAGCTCGAGGTGATGCACGATGATCGGGATGTTGAGTTTATTTTATTTAAACGTGAGCTTGAGGCTCTGTATGATGGTGGCACAATGCAACTCGATTACAAGAGCTGTGAAATGATGGCTCGTGAGCTGGCCGGATATGTTCGAGAGAATTATCCGGATCGTACAATTGCTATTGAAGTATCGGAGGATGGTGAGAACGGCTGCCGTCTAACATTTGAATAAGGATTTATTATGGTTAACTTTTGTCATATTGCACCGACTGCGTTTCTCGGTGCTTTCACTCGTACCAATGGTGCACATCTAATCCTGGCTCACCTTGTTGAGCAGGATCCTGTCTATCGAGACTTCTATGCTAACCTGGATGATGGTAAGCAGAAGATTATGGATAACTCTGCTTTCGAGATGTATAAGCAGGGTCGTCCAATGTACTCCACTGATGACCTTCTTCCAATGGCTGAAGCCTGTAGAGCAGATATGATTGTCATGTCCGACTATCCTGGTGAACATTCGTCTAGGACGATTGCAGCTGCAGAAGAAACAGCTCCGATCTATCATAGAGAAGGATACGATACATTCTTCGTTCCTCAATCTGAGGTAGGTGATCTTGAAGATTATCTGTACTGTATGGAATGGGCTTTAGATGATGGTCGTAATTATGTGGATCGTATTGGTCTTTCTATCCTTGGATGTCCTAATGCATTTGGTGTAGAGAAAGATAACAAGCTTCAGCGGTACATGTCTCGCTATCGTATCCTTGAGTTATTAACACAACGAGGGTATTTCAACAATCATAACGATTATTATGGGATCTTCCATTGCCTGGGTATGGTTGATGGTCCGAACGAGATCTCATTGCTTGAACCATGGCACAAATACATTGCTACCTGGGATTCGTCTGCTGCAGTGTGGGCTGGACTGAATAATGTTCGTTTTGATAACTCTCCTACTGGTCTTGTCAATGGTAAGTTTGAGAAAGAAGTTGAATTTGATTTCCCTGCTAGTCTTGGACCTCCATGGAAAGATGCTGTTGGTATTGACCAATTGAACTCAGTAGTGTATAATATAGACTTTATTGACAAGCTAGTGGGAGCAGAGTAATGGCTTTTGAATGGCACAGAACACACAAGATTCTCGACTGGGTAGAACGAGAGATGACTGAATGTGTTGAAGAATATGTTACAGAATATTATGGTATAGAGTCTGTTGAGGAACTGACTGACGAGCAGTTAGCTGAGCTTGATCATTTTAGAAATGAAGAACTTAATGATAACCATCCTCTTCAGATGGGTTTCTCTAATGTGATCGTGCATGTGGAAAATTTGATATGGGAACGTGAGCAAGAAAATGAAACTGATCAGAGTGACGAATGAGATTAAGAAGAATGTCATAGAGACAGAAACTTGGTACAATGAGGAAAAGAACATATACGTCAACTTCGAGACAGGTTGGCGTTTTGCTACGTATACACTTGGCATGGATGAGGACGTCGAGTTTGAAGCAGTCTATGCTTTGAACGAGAATGGATTCTGTGTTCAGGAATTTGATATCGAAGACATGGAATCCTCTGATAGTTTTTCATTTGATGTCACCGAGGCCTGGTCTCCAAACCAGAAGTTGACTGAAGACCAGGAAACGAGTATAATGTATGAGGTTCTCGAGTTGTGGGAAGAAGATGGCTGGGCAGGACTTGAGAATGCTGGCTGGGATCACCACGATACTGAGACGTGGATATATGGACCTTTAGAAGTAGAAGAGGTTAGTGAATGATTGAATACAAGCGTAATGAAGATAAGATCATCAAAGCGATTCAGCAGTACGTTGACTCAACATACAATGCACACTACAGTGGCAAGTCTGGTCACCAGGTAACTGACGACTGGGACGACATGGGTATTATGAAAGAGGCTTGTATGTCGAATATTATCAAGTACGCAAAGCGCTTTGGAAAGAAAGAGGGATACAATCCTAAAGATGTAATGAAGATTATTCACTACTCGATCTTTTTGTTGAACGAACTTCAAAATGAGGATAGCAATAATGACAATGATTAATATTGGTAGTGATACCAATAGTTCAATGTTGACCAATGTACAAGAAGAGGATGTCCAGCCAAATGCTGTCGACCTTCGGTTAGGAAAAGTATTTAGAATTTTAGAGAATTGGTTCATCATTGACGAGAAGCAGAAGTTACACAGAGGCTCTAAAGAGATTCAACCTGATGAAGAAGGTTACTACAACCTTGAGCCGGGACATTATGAAGTAATCATGGAGAACGAAATTGAAGTAGCCGAAGGAGAGGCTGGTTTTGTTATTACGCGCAGCACTCTGAACCGTAATGGTGTATTCCTTACTTCTGGATTATATGATAGTGGGTATCAGGGGGTCATGGCTGGAGTAATGCATGTGCACATTGGACCGATGAGAATTCAATCGGGAACTCGTATTGGACAATATCTTTCATTTACAGCAGAAGCTCTCCATAAGTATGATGGTGATTACGGCAAAGGAAAAAAGCATGACGAAAAATACGGATAAGCGAGATGTCCCACTAACAGCAAACACTGTATATTGTGTAATGAGAGAAAACGGAAGTCATTACAAAGTTTACTCGAAAAAAGTTCTTGATGCAAAGATTGAACGGGGTGAAATAGCAGATACTGATCGTGTTGTCATCCAGAGGGTTCAATAATGTCAATAATGGATAAACTGAAAAAGAATTCGAAGGTCAAAGAGACATCAATTCTTTCTGAATCTAAATTCTTTACAAGTAAGGATATGATACCAACCAAAGTACCAATGATCAACGTTGCCCTATCAGGTGATGTTGATGGTGGCCTTAGTCCTGGGTTGACTGTTCTAGCAGGTCCTTCGAAACACTTTAAAACTTCTTTTGCTCTGATGATGGCATCAGCCTATCTGGATCAGTATCCGGATAGTGTCCTACTTTTCTATGACTCAGAGTTTGGTTCCCCTCAGGAATACTTTAAGACATTTGGTATTGATACTGGTCGCGTACTTCACACACCTGTAATGAATATTGAAGAACTGAAGTTTGACTTGATTAACCAACTCGAGAATATCGAGAAGGGCGATAAAGTAATCATCATCATTGACTCAATTGGTAACATTGCATCCAAGAAAGAACTCGAGGATACGATGAACGAAAAATCAGTAGCAGACATGTCTCGCGCCAAGCAGTTGAAGTCATTGTTCCGGATGACTACTCCGTATTTGACTATGAAGGATATTCCATGTGTGGCTATCAATCATACATACAAGGAACAAGGACTGTTCCCTAAAGACATTGTGTCGGGTGGTACTGGTGTCTACTATTCAGCAGATAATATCTGGATCATTGGTCGTCAGCAAGATAAGCAAGGAACAGAGATCAAGGGTTATCACTTTGTGATCAATGTGGAGAAATCAAGGTTTGTTAAAGAAAAGTCAAGAATTCCTATTTCAGTCAGTTGGGAAGGTGGTGTTCAGCGTTGGAGCGGTTTGCTTGATGTTGCTTTGGACGGCGGCTACGTTGCTAAGCCTTCTAACGGTTGGTATTGTCGTGTCGACCGGAGCTCTGGCGAGCTTATGGATCCAAAGTCGCGAGAACGGGATACGCTCACTGCTGAGTTCTGGCAACCCATATTGGCAGGAACAGATTTCAAAGAATACATCAAAAAACGATTCTCAATCGTAACGGAGGCTATTGATGACAGAACCGTTGAAGGAGAATGAGGATTATGAACTTGTTCCTGAACAGGATGATCAATGGGCTGTGAGAATCCTCTCTGGACCTTTTATTGAAACTGTAGTACAATATGACACTATAAGATTGGATGGGAAGGAAGGGTGTCTGAGATATAACTTTGAGATTATCTCATCACCCGATCCAGATTTACAGAAAGAGGATCAAGACTTCCTACAGCATGTGACAAATGTTCTATATGCCCTGTTGCTGCAGGGTGTAGAGGATGGAAGTGTGGACTTTAAAGAACAAGTATGAATGCAAACCTAGAACAGACTATTCTACGAAACCTTTTGACTGATGAGAAATTCATGAGAAAGGTTTTACCTTTTATCAAGCCTGATTACTTTGAGGGAATATATCGGATCCTCTTTAAGGAGGCCGGAAAGTTTGTGGCTAAGTATAACAAACTTCCTACCGCCGAATCTTTTCAGATTGAGATTGATCAGTCAGACAGGCTGACGGATGAACAGTACAGAATGTCATCTGAGATCTTACCACATCTATTCTCAAACGAAAAGGTAGACGAAGATTGGCTCAGTGATACTACTGAGAAGTGGTGTCAGGATCGTGCGATCCACAACGCAATTATGGAATCTATTTCTATTATTGATGGTAAACATGAGTCATTAACAAAGGGTGCTTTACCTGATTTATTGAGTAAAGCTCTGGGTGTTGGATTTGATAATAATGTAGGCCATGACTATACAGAAAACGCAGAACAACGATACGAATTTTATCACACTGAGGAAGAACGCTTACCTTTCGACCTTGAATACTTCAACCGAATTACAAAGGGAGGTTTGCCGGCTAAAACGCTTAATATCGCTCTTGCGGGGACTGGTGTGGGTAAGTCTCTGTTTATGTGTCACATGGCTGCTGCTTCACTAACACAACAAAGCAATGTTTTATATATAACTATGGAAATGGCCGAAGAGCGTATTGCAGAACGTATTGATGCGAACTTATTGAATGTGCCTATTGATCAGTTGGATAAACTGTCAAAGGATATGTTTACTACTAAGGTTGCAGATATCTCTCGTAAGACAAATGGTAAGTTGATTATTAAAGAGTATCCCACTGGCCAAGCGCACGCTGGTCATTTCCGCGGTCTACTTAATGAGCTTAAGCTCAAGAAACAATTTATTCCGGATATCATCTTCATTGACTATTTGAATATTTGTTCTAGTTCTCGGATGAAAGGAATGGGCGGTGCAATCAACTCCTACAATTACATTAAAGCAATTGCAGAAGAGATTCGGGGACTCGCTGTGGAATTCGATGTACCTATTGTATCGGCAACCCAGACGACCAGGTCCGGTTATTCCAACTCTGATGTTGGCCTTGAAGACACATCAGAATCGTTTGGTCTCCCTGCCACTGCCGACCTCATGTTTGCGCTTATATCTACTGAGGAACTCGAACAAGCTGGACAGCTCATGGTTAAGCAACTTAAAAACAGATATAACGATCCCACTATCGCTAAGCGATTTCTCATTGGAGTCGACAGAGCTAAAATGAGACTTTATGATGTGGAAGAGCAGGATCTTATGAATGACGATCCGATTCCTGACAAACCACTAAACACTTTTGGTAATAATGAAAAACCTGATACTAATGGATGGAAGCTATGACAGAGCATGAAGAGTTAATGACGATTACATCTGAAGAGTGTGGGGAGGTTATTCAAGCCTGCTCAAAGATGCTAAGATTTCCTAGTGAACAATCAACGGAAATGTTTAAAAAAGAACTTGGGGATCTCTACTGTATGATGGAAATCTGTATTGAAAAGCAATTGCTGACATACACAGATCTTGTGGACGGCTCAAAAGCCAAACGACACAAATTAAAACAATGGAGCAACCTGGAGCTATGAATGTTAAACTTGTATCTTACTCGCAACCAAATCCTGAATTGGGAGAACAAGCCGACTCCTCAATACAAGATCTCGTCGCCTTCTGTGCCCGTGTCTCCAACCCATCCAACCAGCTCAACAAGGAGACGAATGAGAAACTCCTTGGATATCTATCAAAGCATAAACACTGGTCCCCGTTCGAGATGGTCAGTGCTTGTTTAGAGATTGAGACTACAAGAGACATTGCTCGACAGATTCTACGTCATCGATCATTTTCCTTTCAAGAGTTTTCTCAGCGATATGCAAATCCAGACCAAGAGTTTGATGAAATGTTTGTTCGGCGTGAGGCTCGGCTGCAAGATGAAAAGAATCGACAGAACTCGATCGAAGTTGAGGACAAAGAGCTTGAACGTGAATGGTATCGCATTCAAGGTCGTGTTATGTGGATGGCAGAACGAGAATACAAAAGAGCGATCAAGCTTGGTATTGCAAAAGAACAAGCACGTGCTTTGTTACCCGAAGGTCTAACAACATCGCGTTTGTATATGAATGGAACTATTAGATCGTGGATTCATTATATTGAACTACGTTCAGGTAACGGAACTCAGAAAGAACATATGGAGGTTGCTAGAGAATGTGCATGCGCTATTGCGGCAATATTTCCTGGTATAGCAGAATATGTCAAATATAACTAATATTAACGAATTCAGAAAAAGAAAAGAGCTGGAAGAAGAAAAAAAACTCGCTCGGGAGCTACAAGAACTTCTTTCCAGTATTATGTTAGACGACGAACCCCTCATCATATCGTACGAAGATTCGGACGGTATTCATTACTACAACCTGGATGAGCTTTATCATCTAACCGATTCAAATCCTTCAGAATAATAAATTCAAATAATTACAAAAAAACTGTTTTCTTTTTCATATAATATAGGATAATGGCTACATCAAATGAAGGAGAGATAGATATGATGAATTTTGTAACAAAGCGTGAGTACACTGGCATGAACGCAGAAACTTTGGCAGCTGTTGGTGTTGATGCAGTCGTTACCTTCAAGCAGGCAACTCGTGACCTGGGAATCCCAGGTAAAAAATTGAAAGGTTTGAAAGCTTGTGCTAGGCTGGTAATGTTCTCAAAGGATGAGGACGAAACAGAGACTTCTAAGAAGCCACGTTTCTTCTCAGTATTTGACGCATCAGAAGTTTTAGCGAGGGCTTAATTATGGGTTACACAGCAAATTATCTTGACGTGATGTTGGTACTTGGAGTAACAGGTATCGCGATTGCGTATCTTTTGATCTCCGGTGAATGGAGAAAGTTTTGATGTGGATTGAACTAATACTTGCATCAATGTTTGGTATTGGTTTCGGTTTAATATTATATTATTTTGTAAGTGGAGGACCTGAATGATCCGTATTCTTTGTGAAACAACTGGCCAGGTGGATGAGTTCTTCTATCATCCACATTTGTATTATGTCAACGAGAAAGACAAACTTGTCTGGTTCCAAGTTGGTGATTACTCTAGGGGTTTAGATAAGTATACAAAACCGCTGAAGTTTGACACTCGAGGTCGTACATTTGATTTAGTTGGTACAGTACCTGAAGAGCACGATGATGACATCATTGAAGTAGCTGGATCGAAAGGTAAAGTGTACCAGGTCAACAAAACAAAGAACACATGCACCTGCACAGGATTCAAGTTCCGAGGCGAGTGCAAACATTTAAATAAATGATTGAAATTGTTAGTGAAAAAAATATTGAAATCGATGTTTACCTTTTCTTAAAATATAGGATAATGGTTATATCAAATGAGGAGATAGATTATGAAAATGTTAAATAAAGTTGCAGCTTCTAATACACCACGTTGGGACATGATGATGGAAATCAAAAAGATGCAAGTTACCTTGGATCGTATGTACAATGATTTGCAAACGATCGATGCAAGTGCTGTTGAAACGGAAGCAATGCGTGGTGCAATCACTAATTTGAATTACGCGTTGTTAAAGTTAAATAACAATCGTACAGCGGAGGCTACAAAAAATGTTACGTAATATTGATGTACCAGGTGCAAAGGAAATCTTTGCCAAGCAGGACGAGTTGTTAGTTACGTTCTGGATGAACAAAGGCTGGGTCAAAGCAATAAATATTTTACACGACGAGATCAAGAAAGATTTCTTTGAAGAGAAAATACGTAAGCTTCGCGCCTCAACTTCGTACGAACGTGGGGCAGCTGCTTTTTATGCTAAGAATGGAACAGTAGGAGAATTCTAATGAGTAAGATGGGTAACGACTTCTTTGATATGCAAGAAGATGCAATCAACTTGTCAAAAGAAGATTTTGTCAAAAAATACGGTGCTGTCAATGCTGATCTATACGAACAGATCAATAGTAATAACGAGCCTGATCCGGAGTTTTTAACTGAATGAAAATAACAATTGGTCCATATAAAGATGATGACACTCCTCGTAGAGAAGAGATTCGTATCCATGACTACGACACGTGGGATATGGACCATACACTTGCGTTGATTATTCTTCCAATGCTTAAGCAATTAAAGGCTACTAAGCATGGTGCACCTAATGTCGATAGCGAAGACGTACCGTACGAATTAAGGATGCCTCATGGGTGGTATGAAGAAAAGTATAGTGTCAACGGAGAAACAGATCCACATTTCTTTGATCGTTGGGATTATGTTATGGATGAAATGATCTGGTCGTTTGAACAAATTCTTGACGACGATAACGACGAACAATTTTACTCAGGTAAATCTGACGTATACTGGGAGAAGTTAGAAAATGGTTATTCAGAAATGAAGCGTGGACCACAAGATACGTTTCAAATCGATCGCGAAGGTATGGAAAAGCATCATCGAAGAATTGGAAATGGATTAACATTATTTGGAAAGTATTATAGATCATTATGGGATTAAATTATGAGTAATCAAAGAGCAGGAAAGTTCAAGCCAGCATCAATGAGGGGTGATGATACTTTGACCGATGCTTGGTACAATCAAGAAGATGACACTACCAGCTATTGGATCACGGTAAAATTTGAAGATGGGGTTGGATTTCCTCATGAGCGTAAGTTCTTCAACAAAAGTATTCCAGCTGCTATCTGGGCTTGTAAGAAAGAGTTTGGTAGATTAATTAAAGTCATACAGACAACTACAAGCATGATGACCAGAGAAGATAAATGTATTCCACCTCCACCCCCAGGCTGGAAGTATACGATGTTTAAAGTTAATATGAAAAAGAATCGCTTCGGTAAGTTCAAGCACGGTAAGGCTCAGGTAATAGAATGATAATATCAGGGTGGATACTTTTATTTTGTTTGGGACTGATTTGGTTTTTGATTAAAGGAGAAGAAGATGAGTAAATATGTAATGGTAGATACTATCTCCCAATTTAGAATGAGATACGTAGTGGAAGTACCAGATAATGTTGGGGAAGAGAGGTACTTTAAAAATGGTATGAGAGCTTTTCCTTGCACACCTGAAGTGTATGCGTCTGATACAGTAGTCTGTGAGGAAGCAAAGGAGTTTACACAACAGCATCTCGGTGAGACAATCGTGTCTACACGTGAAGTTACGCTTGAAGAAGCAATCGCACAGTTCCGAAAAGACGAACCTATGATTGGTGAAGCATGGGACGATGAGTTAATTATTAAAAACACAATCACTCCGATTGGTCACAACGAACAAGAGAAGATGCAAGAGGAAGAAGAAAAATGGCGGTTAAATACCAATTAATGGTCGATCCAACTCCAGCTGGTTGGGCATATGGATTTCCTCGTGCACTACCAGATGAAGCAGTGGGCGGTACTGGGTATGATCTTTGGGTCAAGCCTGATTTTGATTTAGCAGAGTGGGTATGTAGTTTTGGATACCCTGAAGAAAACTTTGAAATTGTGAGGTATTATCCTCAAGAGGTAAAGTAAAATGATGGGCTGGATTAGATTAGGCCAGGTGGCTTATGGATTAACAGAATGAGTAAGACGATCACAGCATTTGCCGGAGTATTTGAACAGAGACTTAGTGTGTTAAAAAGGGATCTTAAACAAGAACTAGAAAAGGCAAAGGGTGATCGTCAGAAGGATAAACTGAAAAAGTTGATGGAAGAAGCCAAAGAGTTGAGAGATTTGGTCAGAAAATTAAAACCAAAGTGTCCGCATTGTGGTGGCGAGATATGATTACTTACAGCACCAATATGATGGGACCTGTTAGTATGGAATGGTATCGCGATCGAGGACTCACTGAAATCGTAAGCGAAGTTCTCAAAGAAGGTGAAACGATTTATCCTAAAGGTCTTGGTCCAGGTGATGTATGGGAATACGAGGAAGTCACCACATACTATGCAGGCGGCCGTATTGATATTCGTGGTGTTCCTGGTGACGAGTATTGGAATGGTTGGCATGAATATAGTGTTGCACCCATGCACAGGGAAGACTGGAATGCACTTGGTGAATATCTATGGGACTTGACAACTGAAGAACTCTTGCCATATGATACACTTATTGAACAGTTTGAAACACACTACGGCAAACGTATAAGGTGGGCAGATGAGTGACGAAACAATGCAAATGCCAGCAGAACAAGGCATTACACCAGACTCTTGGGTAATCATCGAAGTTAACCACGAAGGCGAACAGTTTCAAAAGATCCTCTCTGGTTGGAGTGGTTCTTATCTCTATGGTGATTCATGGCGCTTGAGCAGCCAGATCAAAGAAATGAATATTGATATTGAATCTCATAAAATAGTTGTATACACTGAGTCAGGATCGTGGTATAATCTATATAAATCATACCAAGGGTTACGAATGAGTAACGCTGGCATTTACAACGAACTCAAAGAAAATTATGGTGACAAAGTGGAGATTATTAAATTATGAAAATTAAAGTTGAGATGGATATTACTCCTGAAGAGTTTCAGGAGATTTTTATTCCAGGTGATAAGCAAACAGAGTTTCAGATGAAGTCCTATGATGCCTATGTTGCAGCACTTGGTAATGTATGGTTGGATCAAGTAGATCCATATAATGTACTAAGAAGAAATAAACCCTCTAATTAGCCAGAGGGTTGTCCAAAGCGCGCTGGAGTTTCTTACCTAATCTATCTTCAAGATCCTTGACCTCCCGATCCACTTTGTCTTCAAGATCAGTTCTCATACCATCATTACGCTCCGCAAGACGATTTGCTTTTTCATCATAATCGTTTTGTAGAGCGTCTCTTTTATTCTCAAATCGTTCTTCAGCATTCGCAATAATATCACGTGTTTCTTGTTCTGATTCACGAATTTTATCTTCCATCCGATCAACTTGTTTTTCAATTGCAAGAATATCGTCCCTGAGACCAGATTTAATATCACGCGTGTAATCAATTGCCTCATCTAGTTTTGTATTGACTATATCCATACGTGCATTCATTGCATCAGTATCCATGTTCTGGATAATTTCTTTCATGTCCATATAATCTTTATAGACTTCAAAGCCGCCCCATGCTGCACCACCCAGAGTCGAGAGTGCAGTAAGGACAACAAACATCTTGCCACCACGGAAAGTCGTTCCCGCAAACTCAAACTCTGCCATTTATACACTCTCCTTTAAAAACCACTCTTTCATCTCTAACATTACACTACTGATGCTAATCCCATCACTCCTGTGATGAGTTTCCCAACCAAGACAATATCTTCCGACTTACCTTCAATTTCATCTGTACGAACGAGATCCTCCATGAGCTCTTTAGCTTGCTGAGATGATATATTACCCACTGCTTGTGCATCAGCAATTTCAAGAGCAAGCGACGCTTGTCTTTCAACAAAACTGTCGCCACATGACAGTAATGCTTGTAGTTCTTTAATTTGTTCACTCATTAATATCTCCCCATCACCGCATCGGCAATGTCAGCTGATTGTTTGACCAGAACTTTCTTTTTTAAATTACAAAAGAAAGAGTTATTTGATTTGTCTTCATACAAACCATCTACGGTTTCTTGCATCATACCAACTATCTCACCAATATCATCGGAACCACGTGATTCGGAGTACATAGCAAACAGATCGACTCTGTCTTTCAAATCTGCAACCTGTTCCTGATAAGGAATTGAACAGTCTATCTTATTGACCGCAAACCTGACGTCTACTGCTAACCTTGATTCATTATCATCCCAGAAACTGGGTACCATAGAGCACCCAGTTAGTAAGATTGCCGGTATTAAAATTTTAATCATGTCGTTCGTTCCTCTAATTTCTTTTCCAGATGTTCTACTTTTCGCTGTAATTTACGGATTAGTTCTCTAAGGTTGTAGAAATCTCTATCAGACATTAGTGCTCCTATTGATATTGCATCTCCACCATTTTTTCATGAAGGATTTGCTGCGCCAGTCCGTTTCTTAATCCACGCCGAGATTCTGGCACTTTAGTCTCAGTGTAGAATTGGACATCAGGAAGATACCCACCATTGATACTCCTATTGTATGTATCAAAACCAGGAACATAATTCATCATAGCGAGTTGTTCCATTTGCTGCTTTGACTGCTCATCCATATCTTCAGCGACAGCATTTTGATCAGCAATTTCCTTTGCTCT